TACACTAGTAAAAGCATTAAAAAAATTACCTGAATTTAGGGACTATATTTTTAGAACAGAACGTTCAAAATATCTTATGGAAATGGGTATCCCACTAAATACAGATTCAACACTAAAAGGTCAATTAGTATTTGCTGCTGAAAGAGCAAGTGAATTACTCCAAAAAAACATTATAACGGATAGAACAATTGTTGATGTAATGGCCTTTAATGCATTATCTAAATCAATGACAGCAACTGAATCATATTTTTTAAACCATACTTTAGAATGTTTAATTAATGATTATGATTACTTATTTTATATTTCCCCTGCAGGAGTTAAAATAGAAGATAACGGTGTTAGGGAAACAAATTCTAAATATAGAGACAGTATTAATAAAAAAATATTAGAAATTTTAGATGCTTATTCTAATAAATATATTACTATTAGTGGTTCTGTAGAAAAACGTGTAGAAGATGTTAAACAAGCAATTTTTTCGTAATATTTATAACAAAATAACTTATAATGAAAAAATCAGAACTAAAATCCTCAATTAAAGAAGAAATTATTGAAATATTAAGTGAAGAAGGTACAGTAACTACTGATGATGCAGGTGAAGCTGAAAAATTAGCTAAAAAGGGAATAGATGTAAATTTAACAGAAGAAGATGATGAACCTTCTAAATCACAATTAAAGGGTGCATCTAAGGATTCAATTGCTACTATATCTAATAAATTACAACAAACAGCTAAAGAAATGAAGTCTACTGTTAATAAATGGAAAACAGCAGAAGGTGAAGAAAAACAAAAATTAAGAGACAAATTATTAAAACTAACTAATATAAAAAAAGAGTTAGAATCAATGTTATAAAATTATAGTTATGAGTATATTATCAAATTTATTTTCAGGTGGAGCAGCTGACCTAGTAAAAGGTGTAGGTGGGGTTATAGATAACTTACACACATCAGAAGAAGAAAAATTAAATGCTGGGAGAAAAATAAAAGCATTAATAGCAGAACATGAAGCTAAAATGGAAGCTAATATTACAGATAGGTGGAAAGCAGACATGAATAGTGATAGTTGGTTAAGTAAAAATGTAAGACCTTTAATTTTAATTTTTTTAGTAGTTTCTACAGTTCTTATGATATTCATTGATGCTGGAACTATTAACTTTACAGTTGAACAAAAATGGACTGATTTACTACAGCTAGTACTAATAACAGTAATTGGTGCTTATTTTGGAGGAAGATCATTAGAAAAAGTAAAAAAGATATAATAGTAAATTATTCTTTACCTAAATAATGGCGGATTTAAAGAAAATAATAAGACAAGAATATATAAAATGTGCAAAAGATCCTATACATTTTATGAAAAAATACTGTTATATTCAACACCCACAAAGGGGTAGAATATCATTTAGTTTATATCCTTTTCAAGAAAAAGTATTAGGTTTATTTAAAGACAACCCATATTCAATAATTCTTAAATCTAGACAATTAGGTATTTCAACTTTAACTGCCGGTTATTCCCTATGGATGATGTTATTTCATAAGGATAGAAATATACTTTGTATAGCAACAAAACAAGATACAGCTAAAAACATGGTTACTAAGGTAAAATTTATGTATGAAAATTTACCTTCATGGCTTAAAGTAGATGCAATGGAAAATAATAAATTAACATTACGTCTTAATAATGGATCTCAAATCAAAGCAACATCAGCAAGTAGTGATGCTGGTAGATCAGAAGCAGTATCTCTTTTATTAATTGATGAAGCAGCTTTTATTGAAAATATTGGAGAAATTTGGGCATCAGCTCAACAAACACTAGCAACTGGAGGAGGATGTATAGCATTATCAACTCCTTATGGTACAGGAAATTGGTTTCATCAAACTTGGACAAGAGCAGAAGCCCAAGAAAATGAGTTTTTACCTATTAAATTACCTTGGTTTGTACATCCCGAAAGGAATCAAGAATGGAGAGATAGACAAGATGAATTATTAGGTGATCCTAGAATAGCAGCACAAGAATGTGATTGTGACTTTTCAACATCAGGTGATATTGTATTTTATTCTGAGTGGATTGATTTTATAAAAGAAACAACTATAAAGGATCCATTAGAAAGAAGAGGAGTAGATCAAAATCTATGGATTTGGGAAAATGCTGATTATTCAAGAGAATATATGATTGCAGCTGATGTAGCTAGAGGTGATGGTAAAGATTTTTCAGCATGTCATGTAATGGATATTCAAACTAATACTCAGGTAGCAGAGTATAAAGGACAAATGCCTCCAAAAGAATTTGGTTATTTTTTAACTGGATTAGCTACTGAATTTAATAATGCTATGTTGGTAGTAGAAAATGCTAATATAGGATGGGCTACATTAGATGCAATTAGAGAAAGAGGATACAGGAATTTGTACCAATCACCTAAATCAGATCAATTAACAGCAGAATCATACTTAAGAGTATATGAGGGAAATTCAGAAATGGTACCTGGGTTTACTATGTCAATGAGAACAAGACCCCTTTGTATTAATAAATTTAGAGAATTTGTTGGAGATAGATCAGTAACTATTCAATCAAAACGTTTATTAGAAGAAATGAAAGTATTTATTTGGAAAAATGGAAGACCAGAAGCTCAATCAGGATATAATGATGATTTAGTTATGTCCTTTGGAATTGGTATGTTTTTACGTGATACTTCTTTAAAATTTCAACAACAAAGTTTAGATGGAGCCCGTGCAGCATTGGGTAATATCCAAAAAGCAAAATCTTCCCATAGTGGGGGGTATAGTACTAATAGTGTTCAAAATCCCTATTCAATGAAAATAGGAGGAAAGAATGAGGACATTAAATGGTTATTATAACATATTTATAAATAAAATAAAATGGCAGATAAAGGCTTATTTTCAAGATTAAAAAGATTATTTTCAACTGATGTATTAATACGTAATGTTGGGGGTAATGAACTTAAAGTTATGGATGTTAATAAAATCCAAATGACAGGTGAATTAGAAACCAATTCTTTAATAGATCGATTCAATAGGGTTTACACTAATTCAGCTACCTCTTTGTATGGTCAACAACAAAATTTTAATTATCAAACTTTAAGACCTTATTTATACTCGGAATATGATGCTATGGATACAGATGCTATTATTGCTTCTGCTTTAGATATAGTTGCTGATGAATCTACACTTAAAAATGATATGGGAGAGGTTTTACAAATTAGATCCTCAGATGAAAATATTCAACAAATACTATATAATTTATTTTATGATGTTTTAAATGTAGAATTTAATCTTTGGCCTTGGATTAGAAATATGTGTAAATATGGTGATTTTTTCTTAAAGTTAGAAATTGCTGAAAAATTTGGGGTTTACAATGTTATACCCTATACGGCATATCATATTGAAAGATTAGAAGGAGGAATGGGATTAGACCAAGATGGTAATCCTTTAAACCCTACAGAAGTAAAATATAGATTTGACCCAGATGGCATATCAGGAACAGACTCAGGTTATTATAGTGTCCCTAACTCAGGAAATCAAGCGAATTCCATTATATTTGATAATTATGAAATGGCACACTTTCGTTTATTAACGGATATGAATTTTTTACCTTATGGTAGAAGTTACATTGAACCTGCCCGTAAATTATTTAAACAATATATCTTAATGGAAGACGCTATGTTAATTCATAGAATTGTTCGTGCTCCTGAAAAAAGAATTTATTATATGAATGTTGGAGCTATACCTCCAAATGAGGTAGATGCGTTTATGGAAAAAACAATTTCTAAACTTAAACGTACTCCATATATGGATGAGAAAACTGGAGAATATAATTTAAAGTATAATATGCAAAATATGCTTGAAGATTTTTATATTCCAATTAGAGGAAATGATTCAACTACTAAAATTGATAACTTAGCAGGGTTACAATGGGATGGAATTGCCGATGTCGAATATTTAAGAGATAAACTATTTGCTGCTCTTAAAGTACCTAAAGCTTTTATGGGTTATGATGAAAATACTGATGGTAAAGCAACATTAGCCGCTCAAGATATTAGATTTGCTAGAACCGTAGAACGTATACAAAGAATATTTACTTCAGAATTATATAAAATAGCATTAATTCATCTTTATACTCAAGGTTATAGAGATGGTGATTTAACAAATTTTGAAATTTCATTATCTACTCCTTCTATTATATATGACCAAGAAAAAGTAGCTTTAATGACTGAAAAAATAACATTAGCACAATCGATGTTAGATAGTAAATTAATTCCATCAGATTGGATTTATGAAAATATTTTCCACTTTAGTCAAGACCAATATGAAGAATATAGAGATTTAGTTAATCAAGATACTAAACGTGGATTTAGATTATCTCAAATTGAAGCTGAAGGAAATGACCCCTTATCATCAGGTAAATCTTATGGTACACCTCATGATTTAGCTGCTTTATATGGTAAAGGAAGAATGTATTCTGATCCTTCTAACTTACCTGATGGATATGATGAAGGAACAACTGATAAAGAACCATTAGGAAGACCTATTGAAAACCCTACAAATAGGGATAAACAAGAAGGTAATTTTGGTAAAGATAGGTTAGGAAGAAAAGGTATGAAAAAAGATTATAATGATACTACATCTCCTTTATCAGAATTAGAATCAAATAAAATATTATCTAAATATGAGGATATGCTAAAGGATATTCCAATCAACAAAAATGTATTACTTTCTGAAGATAAAGTTAATAAAAAAATTAAAGGAAACGTAATTAATGGTAATAATAAAAAATCTTAACGTATTTATAATAAAATAAGTATTGATGTATATAAAACATTCAAAATTTAAAAATACTGGTATCCTATTTGAATTACTAGTAAGAAAAATAACTGCTGATACATTAGCAGGTAATGACTCCCCATCTGTAAATATATTAAAAAAATATTTTGTAAATACAGAATTAGGAAAAGAGTATAAGTTATATGAAACTTTATCTAAATCAAAAAACCTTTCAGAAGGAAAAGCTAATACTGTTTTAACTACAATTTTAGAATCTTCTAAAAGATTAAATAGAAAAACTCTTAAAAGAGAAAAATATAATCTTGTAAAAGAATTAAGAGAACATTATAATGTTGAAGATTTATTTAAAACTAGTATTTCTAATTATAAATCTTTAGCTGCCTTATATACTTTATTTGAAGTATACAATACAACAGATATTATTAATCCTAATCAAATTGTAGATAATAAATTAGTTTTATTAGAACAAATGTCTTTAAATAAAATAGATAAAGATAATATTAAAAATACCCTAATAGAAGAATTTAAATCTGAAGATAAAGATGTAAGACTTTTAACTTATAGAGTAATATTAGAAAAATTTAACGACAAATATTCTCACCTATCAGATGCTCAAAAATCAATATTAAGAGAATTTATTGAACATATTGATAGTACCAGTAAGTTAAAAGAATTTTATAATTCTAAAATTCAAGAAATTAAAAAAAGTTTATCTAAAGAAATCCAATCTATAAAAGATAAAGCTACTAAAATTAAATTAGTAGAGGTAAATAAGTTTATTGTTGAAATAGGTAAAAATAAAAGAATCAACAACGAAAATTTAGTTGATTTGTTACAATATTGTAGTCTTTTAGAAGAAATAAAATCAACACATGAGCCAATACAAATATAAACTTAACGAAGTTCCAACAGTTGACCCAGGAGAAAAATTTAAAATAGGGGATACTAAAGTTTCTAAAGGTGTTAGATATACTGTTTCTGGCATTGATAAAGAAACTGGGGGTATAAAATGGGATATAGACTATCTACCTAATTTAACTCAGTTATTTGATGCTATAAATGATTTGTTTGATGTTACTAAACAAGTAGCTAGGAAAGCTAAAAATGATCGTAAGTTTAGAGAAATAAGTGACGATGCTAGAAATCTAAGAAATAAAATTCGTACACACATTAGAAAAGAATACCCAGATGATTATCAAAGGATAACAGGAAGATTAGATGAAGATTTTGATGTAGGACATCAAGATAATGAACCTAAAATGACTAAAAGTGATTTAGCTAGAGCAGCTAAAATGGCTGTTATGCTTTATAAAAAAGTAGATAAATATGATACGGGTCGTGAGGTAGATTTTCCTGGTTGGTGGCAAGCAAAAATAACTAAAGCTCATGATTATTTACAAAGTGCTTTTAATTATTTAGATGGTGCTGAGATGACTAGTGAAATATCTACAACAGGAGGAGGAGCAGGTGCTGCTTCATTTTCACCTGGAACTGGAGCACAATATGCTACACCATTTGCATTTAGAAAAAAAGGACAAAAAGCAGATGATAAAGCTTATAAAGAATTAGGATATAAAGCAGTTAAAGAAAATATAGATAAAGTAGCAGGAGGTATTCCTTATAAAGTAGAAGGTAGTAAAGCTATAATTAGCGAACCTTTAGATGATGCTACAAAAGAACGTATTATTAAAAAAGCTGAAAAAAATGGATATTTAGCTAAACCTAATATGGGTGGAGGTGTTACTATTTTTATAAAAGAAGGAGTAGGTGCTAACTTAGGACCTGGTCCTAAAGCTGGTTCTGATGGGGTTACAGATAGTGCTTATGTAAAACAATTTAAATATAAATTAGTTCCTAAAAAAATAAAAGGAGCAGGTACAATAGTGAAGCAATTATTTGAAGATGATTCAAAAAAAAACTTCCAATTAAAAAGAATAGAAGCATTTGATGGTGTTGAAGAAAAATTAAACGATATTTATACCATGATATCTAATGCTAAAAACGAAACAGTAAAATATTATAAAGATAATCCTGATTCATTTAAAGTAATTAAACCTACAGATTTAATTATGGATTATTTAACAGATATAGAAAAATTATTAAAAAAAGAATAATGAAAACATTACAAGAACAATATAACCTAATTAAAGAAGGTAAAGGACATAAAGATGTATTTCTTAAAGATGCTAAATCACGTTATCCAAACTTGATTAGTAACGTTTTAACTTATGAACAAGCTACTACTATCTTAAAACAGCGTTCTGTTATTAAAGAGCATATTTTAGGGGGTGTAGCCCAAAATATAGGAAAAAAACCAGATTGGTTTAACATTTTTGATAATAATATGGATATTATAGCTGAAAAAGATTTAAATAAAAATAGTTATAATTATGAAAACACTAAAAATGTAAATAATCTTAACGGTGAAGAGTTTAGATTAGGTGTTAATTTTGAAATGTCTAAAGTAATTGAATTACTTACTAGTGAAAATATGGGTGAATATTTAGATAAAGCTAGAAAAACTGTAGCTAAAAATTTAGGTAAAAATCCATTATATTATGTTGAAAATGCTCAATTTGGTCAAGAAGGAATTGGATATACAGGAGATGCATTAGGTTTAAACCCAACAGAAATAAAAGGTAAATATGCTGAAAGTGGGTATGGTGATGCTACTAAAAAAACAGCAAATGATAAATTTGTAGAAGTTAAAGAATCAAAAATTTCATTTAACGATTTACTAAACGATTAAGTTATGAAACAGGTATTAATTGAAACTGCCTTATTTAAACCCCAACAACTTTCATTTACTGAAGGTTTAAAATCAAAAAGAGGATTTCCTATAGTTGAAGGTATACTAGCAACTTGTGAAGTTAAAAATGGTAATGGACGTTACTATTCTAGAGAGTTATGGGAAAGAGAAATGGAAAAATATAAGGATTTAATTGATGAAAATAGAGCAGTTGGAGAATTAGACCACCCTGAAGACTCAGTAGTTAATTTAAAAAATGTATCCCATAATATTACTGATTATTGGTGGGATGGGGATAATATAATGGGTAAAATAGAAGTATTACCTACCCCATCAGGAAATATTTTAAAAGCACTTATTGAAAGTGGTATTACAGTAGGTGTTTCTTCTCGTGGAATGGGTTCACTTAAACCAATGGGTGAAGTGCAAGAAGTACAAGATGATTTTCAACTATTATGTTGGGATTTTGTTTCAACACCATCTAACCCAGGATCTTACATGCATTTAGTTAAAGAAGGATTTAATGTAGACATAACAAATACATACACTAAAGTAAATTCTATTATTACAGAAATACTTTGCTCTAAAGGAAATTGCCCAATCTGGTAATTTTTAATAATCCTAATATACGTATAATCGTAAATATGCTATAGCAACAATCTATATAGCATTAAAACTCGTATTAATTACTATTACGTTTCTAAATAAACGTACTTCCCAAACAAAATTTTAGGAAAAATGAACAGAGAATTTTTAAAAGAGGCTATCGCCGATGCAAAAGCTGTTAAAGAAACTGCAATTGCAAATGCTAAAGCTGCTTTAGAAGAATCTTTCACACCTCACCTTAAAACTATGCTATCAGCTAAACTTGAAGAAATGGAATTAGATTCCATGAGAGAAGAAGATGATGATACCATGAGAGAAGAGGATGATACTATGAGAGAAGAAGATAAAGTAGATGAAGCAAAAGATTCTGATAAAATGGAAGAAAAGAAAGAATACATGACCAAAAAGGAAAAGCGCGAAGGTGATGACCGTAAAAAAGATAATAAAGCGGAAACAAAAACCGAAAAAATGCGTAAAATCGATGAGGAAGATGATTCAGACTTGGATGAAGTTTTAGCAGAGTTAAAAGACGAATTAGATGAAAATAAGAGAACTGACGCTGAACAAGAAGGATACGAAGATGGTATCGAAGACGCTAAGGATGACATGGAAAAAAAGATTAAAAAAATCGAATTAGAAGAAGACGAACGTACTGATGCTGAAGAGGAAGGATATCTTGACGGTATGGAGGACGAGAAAGCTGATGAGGATGAAGAAATTGATCTTGAAGACATGACAGATGATGATCTTAAAAAGTTTATCGAAGACGTAATTTCAGATATGGTCGCTGCTGGTGAATTAGAAGCAGGCGATGAATTTGAAGTTGAAGATGAAGTTGAAGTTGATGATGAAGTTGAAGTTGAAATAGACGAAGACGTAACCATTGGTGAAGACGCAAGAACTGACGCTGAAGAAAAAGGATACAAAGATGGTATCAAAGACGCTAAGGCAGACGCTAAAAAGGAAATTGACTCAATTAAACTTGAAGAAAAAGATGAAGAATTAAAAGAAGCTTACGCTACTGTTGAAACTTTAAGAAATGAGTTAAATGAAATCAATTTACTTAATGCAAAATTATTATATACTAACAAGATTTTCAAATCTAAAAACTTAAGTGAGAACAACAAAGTTAAGGTTTTAACTTCTTTTGACAAAGCTGATACAGTTAAAGAAGCAAAATTAATATATGAAACATTAAAAGATGGATTAGCTGAGAAAAAAGCTAAGAAAACAGTTAATGAAAATATAGGAATGGCTTCTAAAGCAATAGGTAAAGGTCCAAAGAAAGTTAACGCTCAACCAATTGTTGAATCTAATCTTATGGTAGATAGGTTTAAGAAACTTGCAGGTATAATTTAAAAACGAAATTAATTATTAACGATATTTAAAAAATTTAAAAAATGTCACAATTAAACACTTTATTAGAAAGCGCTAATCCTTACAAGTCACTACAAAGTGATGCAGCAAGATTAGCTTCCAAGTGGGCTAAAACAGGCTTACTTGAAGGTTTATCTGATAATGATAGTAACAATATGTCAATGTTACTTGAAAATCAAGCTAAACAGCTAGTAACTGAAACTTCTACTACAGGTGGAGGTGCAGGTGCTGGTAATTTTACTCCTGGTACAGGAGCACAGTGGGCGGGCGTTGCTCTTCCATTAGTAAGAAAGGTATTTGGTCAAATCGCAGCAAAAGAATTTGTTTCGGTTCAACCAATGAATCTTCCTTCAGGTCTAGTATTTTTCCTAGATTTCCAATATGGTACTACTAAGTCACCATTTACTGCTACTAATTCTTTATATGGTACTACTGATCCAGCTGGTACGTTTGGTAACACAAACACAGGTGGTCTTTATGGTACAGGTAGATATACTTACTCTACTCAATTAACTGCATCTACAAGTGCCGCAGCTGTTGTAGCTACTGCTTCTTGGGATGACGCTAATTATGATGGAGCTCTTTCATCTTCATTTACTATTGCTGCTGGTGTTTCTACTTCTGATTACAGAACTATAAGCTTCCCAATTGCAGGTTTAGATACTAACTATGACGCAGAAGCAGTTAGATCATTTACTTTATTTACAATTCCAGAAGGAGGTGCAGCTGGTGCTTACGCAGATGTTACTTTACCAGCATACACTAAAGTTGTAGGTACTGATTTACAGTTCTTAGTTATTTCTTCATCTATTGGAGTTGGAACACCTATTACTGCAGTAGTTTCTCAATCATTACAGCCAACTGATGCTGATAGAGGTGATTTTGAAGATGCTAATACTAACTTAAATAATGATAATAGTATTATCAATATTCCTCAAGTTAATGTTCAAATGTCAAGTGAAGCTATTGTAGCTAAAACTAAAAAATTGAAAGCAGTTTGGACTCCTGAGTTTGCTCAAGATTTAAATGCTTATCATTCTTTAGATGCTGAAGCTGAATTAACTTCAATCATGAGTGAGTACATTTCATTAGAAATTGACTTAGAAATTCTTGATATGTTAATCGAATCTGCTAACGCAGGAACGGAAACATGGTCAGCAGTTAACAACCAAGCTATTGCTCAAGATGCTTTTGGAACTGCAACTGATTTAGGATTTTATAATTCACAAGGACAATGGTTCCAAACATTAGGAACTAAAATCCAAAAATTATCTAACATTATTCATCAGAAAACTCTTAGAGGTGGAGCAAGTTTCTTAGTTTGTTCTCCAACAATAGGAACAGTATTAGAATCTATTCCAGGATTTGCTGCTGCTTCTGACGGTGATGCTGCAAAAGCTTCTTACGCATTTGGTGTACAGAAAGTTGGTCAGTTAAATGGTAGATATCAAGTATATAAGAATCCTTATATGACTGAAAATCAAATATTACTTGGATACAGAGGAACACAATTTTTAGAAGCTGGTGCAGTATTTGCTCCATACATTCCATTAATTATGACTCCAATGGTATACGATCCTAACACTTTCACACCACGTAAAGGTCTATTGACTAGATACGCTAAGAAAATGTTAAGACCAGAATATTATGGTTTAATTAAAGTATCTGGATTAAACACTATTTAATAGTAGTTTAACATATATTTAAAGAAGCCCCGCATTAGCGGGGCTTTTTTTTGTTATTTGGTTACCTAGTAGATACTTAGTATATTTATACTCAACAAAATAGTTATTAAAATGAAAGAAACTCCCTCACAGTTACCAATTCAAAGTTACGTAATGAATTTCCCACATACCTTTTCAACAGATGATCCTAATAATGTTTGGATGAAGGAAATGTCTAATAAAGAATTAACAATAAATAGACCAAAAGCATATAAACAGTTTATGGACTTATATAACTTTATGGCTGGACAATCATTAGTACATTTATTACCTGCAGAAGGTAATTTTCAAGATTTAATTTATGTAGCAAATTTAGGATTACAATTACCCCACATTAAAAATAAAAATCATATTTTATTATCTAATTATACCTCACCCCCAAGACAAGGAGAAGAATATGTAGGTGAAAAATTCTTTAAACAAATGGGTTATAATACTCACATATCACCTCATAAATGGGAGGGCGAAGCAGATATAAAATATTTAAAAGATAATGTTTATATAGGGGGGTATGATATTAGATCTGATATAAAAACTTATCATTGGATGGAAGAAAATTTTGATATGAATATTATTAAAGTTAAAATGGTTGATGAATATATGTACCATTTAGATTGTAGTATTTTTCCGTTGAATACGCGATCAACTATGGTTTGTACAGAACTATATGATAAAATAGAGTTAGATAGAATATCACGTTATACTAACATTATAGACATAGATATTGATGATTCAACGTATGGGATAGCTAATTCTGTTAGATTAGGAAATATGGTACTATGTGCCTCTAATATATCAGAATTAAAAAAATCAAATGAATTCTATGAGGGAGAAAAACATAAAATATCATCATTAGAAAAAATATGCTCTGATGAAGGAATGGAACCAGTAATATTTAACCTATCAGAATATATGAAATCTGGAGCTATGTTAAGTTGTATGGTAATGCATTTAAATAGAGTTGATCATTTTAAAACTCTTCTTTAATGGCAGAAAAATTAGAAGATTGGTTAAATGGAGAAGTAAAAGAGTTATCTAAAATGTCAGTTG